CCATGATATAGTTTGGTACAACCATAATATCACCAAAGTCTGACATATAAACATCTACTGATTGCCTTAGCTTTCCACCTTCATCGATGTTTCTTACAACACCAGTATCACTAATCATTAAGTCTGAGAAATCTCTTCTTAACTTTGGTGAAAGCATTATCTTAGTAGCCTTACCACCTTCTTCATAAATCTTCTGCATAACAGAATCAATTTCAGTAAGTGATAATGAACCTTTTGCAGGCTGACCAGCAGCTGCCGCAGCAGATTTAATTTTTCCAGTACCATCACCTTGAGTTGCTGGAGCTTCCCAACCACCTAAGTAATTAACAGTTGCAGTACTATTTATGAAAGCCTGGTATCCACCAGCAGATCTTGCAGTGTTAGCTTGAGATGCAACAGCAGCAGAAGTATTAAAAGAATGAATCATATCATGCTCAACATCTCTTCTTAACTCTGTACCTCTTTTCTTTAACTGATATGCATATTCATCTGCAACACCAGCCTGATCGACTGCACGTCTAGTTCCTGACACAGCAATAGTTTTACCATTGATCTGTGTATAGTTTCCTAGTCTGGTTCTATTTGGACCAGATACAGCAAACTTTGCGCCAAGTGGAGGTGTTGCACCTGTACCACCAGCACCGTTAGCAGTTGGAGCAATCCAATCTGTACCTTCAGCAATGAGTGAAGATCCAGGAACTTCTAACTGGTCTGTTTGCCATTCGTGATAAATAGCAGTTGCTTTTGCTTTTCCAATAGATGACATAAAAGGAGTTTCATCCCTTGTGATCATCGTAATAAAATTAGCAAGATCTTCCCTTTCAGAAACATCTTTATTCGTTGCTCTCGCTGGTCCTGCTGGACCGCCAGTGCCTCTTACACCTAGATTACTAGCCATAATTTTTACCCTCCGAGGTATTTATATTATAAATTTAAGGAGCGTTCTGCATAACCTCTAAGGAAATCCATTTGTTCAGTATCACTAGCTTTACCACTTAAAGTCTTTTTTCTTAACGCTGTAGCTTTATCATCTGCTTTTTTATTTGCAGTTTTAGCTTTACGTAAGGGAGCCTTGTTTGTGATGTTAGCTTTTCTTTTAACTGTACCTTTAGTAATTCCTTGTTTAAGCTTTCTATAATCATCAACAAATTTAACAATAACAGGATCTGCAATTGTATCTAATACTTCTGCAGGTATACCTTCTGTAATAGCAAATGCTCGAATATCTTTTGCAACAGTTTCATTAAAGCCTGGAATTAATGTAGGAATAGTTTCATTAAAATGTTTTAATTGCTCTGTCCATACTTTTTCAGTTTGTGCTTTAGTTTGAGTATCAATTGACTGAATCAATTCTTCTCTCTGTTTTCGTGCAGTCCAATAATCTTTTTGAATTACTTCACGTTTATCTTTAAGTTCGCCAATAGTATAGCTATCATTATCTTTTCTAGCTTGTTCGATTTCGCCTTCAAGTTCATGATAAGCTTTTGAGTGGGCTTGTTCTGCCGAATACAATACAGAAATAGATGCTTGAGATAATTTATTTATCTCATCTACTTTAGTTTGATATTCTTCGTCCATGCCCTTGCGTGCTTCTCCAAGTTCTCGACCCTTTTTTGAAAGATGTTGTTCAGTAGAATAACCTTTAATAAGATCATTAAAAGATACTTCGGAATCTTCACCATCAATTTTAATAGCAACTTTAGCATCTAAGTTTAAATCATCTAAAGAATAAATTTCAGCTTCTTGGGTAGACGCATCATCCTCATCTGTAACTTCTTCTTCTTCTGTTTTATCTTCTTCTTCAACTTCTTCAATTACGGATTCTTCAGTAACTTCTGGGTCTTCTGTTACTGCTTCTTCCGGGTCTAACTCAGGTACTTGCTCTTCGGGTAGAGGTTCTACGAAATCGGAATTTCGTACAATATCAGCCAGCAATTGTTCTTCTGTTCGACCAACCTCTGCTACAGTGTCATCCGTTAGGGTAGAGCCTGCGGTTGCTTCGGTATTATCCATCTATGCGTACCTCCTTTTTTGGTGTAGCTTTAGAATTTTGTTGTATTATTTTTTCATACTTATCTTTTAAAGTATATAAGCTTGCTAAAGATAACGAGTTTAATTTCGCTTTCCCTGCGCTTCTCATTGAGTCATACTCTAATGTATTTATCATTTCGTTTAAATTAGTTAATAAGGCGTTATAATCAATTTCCCTCATTATTGTCCTCCTGTAAGTGTGGTATGTTTTTACCATACATCTCGAAGTTTATCATTTTCGCTTTAACACTACCTAGTGCCATTGCTGAAGAGTAGAGGAACTCACGAGATTTAGTTTCATGTGGCTCTGTCTTTAACCACTCAAGAAAGAAATCAATTAAGACTTCTCCATATACTTCATCAAAAAATTCTGATCTTTCCTTAGAAGCGAAGTGACCCTTAACATGAGCCCTTCGCGCTAATTCTTCAGGATGAATTTTATGATTACCATAAGATTTATTATTACCCAGCTTCGTCTCAGCTGTCTGTCGGTATTTTTCCATATCTACACTCTATGCATTATGTAGATTCTGTCTTTTCTATTTGCTAATCCAGTAGCTTCATAGTTAGAATGTTCTTGTCCTGCTATAGCTGCAGTTCCATGTCCTGACTTTACATTTTCCATAACACAAGCGCCATGTGCGCCTATATGATCATATGTTAAAAATGAATTAGCTTTAACAAGAATACCTGTATCAGCTGCATTTATTGCACCATCTGTTTTTAAATCTAGTGTTATATCTGAATTTGTTTCATTAGCAAATATAACTTGCTTAGTACCAGAAGCAGTTGTTACTGCAGTACCAGCTTGAGTTGCACCAACACCTAGTGCTGATATAGTTGAATGTGCCATTTAAATAACCTCCTGTGGTTGTTCCATCATTGGCTGCCCTTGCTCTTGCGGAGCTGGGCTAGGGTTTAATAGTTCTCTTGCCATCATAATTATATCTGAATAATTAGGATGAGGAGGTAACTCGGCTCCTTCTTTAGTAGCCTTGATGGCTAGGTCTGCCCATTCTTGAAAGTGTTTATCTATAGATACTGCTAACTGTTTAGAGTTATCATCCATAGTATTCTTACTTTGAGCATTAGTATAGTTAATATTTGCTTTGCTTAATTCAAGATCAGACATTAACTTTTGTTTAGCAGCTTCCATTTCTGTTGTTTTATCTTTAGATTGTTGTTCAATTGCTTGTGCAGCTTTTTGTTTAAACTCATCTGTTGTATAATCTTCTAAGAAATCATTGCTATCTAAATTCATTGCTTCTATTAGTTTAGTAGCTAATACAGCTGGAGCGTCAGTTTTAATAATAAGGCCAGCACCTTGCTGATTTAAAGAAGGAAGTATTTCTTTTCCTACTTGTTGTAACTTATTAATCATAGTAGCGTTTGAATTTTCACCAATATCTAACTGTATTTCAACATCCATTTTTGATGGTAGCATATCAATATTTACAGTACCATATACACCTTGTAAATTGTAAGGCATTTTTCCTTTCATATTTTTATGCATGGTTTCATACAAGCCAGCTATTAAAGTTTTAAAACCTGTCTCAGCAAATCTTCTTGCAATATGTTGTATACGCTTTTGTGCTGCACTTTGTACCGCACTCATTTTTGCTTCACTATTTCCTGATACATAAAGTGTATCATTTAAACCTTGCGCAGCTTTAGACATACCTGTTGCTTGTTCTTTTATAGTTTGCATATGTTGTAATAAAGGAACTGTACCTGTTGAAATTGTTTCAGGTGGTAACGATGCAACAGCGCCTGCTGGATTACCATTAGTTGGTATTAATTGTTTAGGCTTCATATTTTGTAAAGCACTAAAGTCAACAACATTTGGATCTGCTAACTTAGGAGAATAGTTTGTAAGATAAGTATTTTCTACAAATCCTCTAAGTATTGCAGTAGAAGCTAATGTTGAGCTTCTAGCAAAGTCTGCCATTGATAAACCATAAAATTCATGAGGTATATCTATTGGTACAATTGATGCTAAATTAATAAAATCAATATCTTCTTCAAATAATATATGTGTACCAATTGTAATAAAACGTTTTAGTTCGGCAATGCCATCACCATCTCTATCAACTCTTATCCATGATTCTGTAACAGTAACTTCTCTATTTGCTTCTGTAGGTATTGTTTCATAAGAATTAGAACCTTGATAATAATCTTGACCGGTAACTTCTTTTCTTGCTGCAACATCTTCAGCATACTTCATTGTACCTAACCAGCTATCATCATCATCTAAATCATCCCATGAATCTATATCAGCTGCTTGCTCAGGATAATACTTTCGTATCTCTGATCTTGTCATTTCTGTTTGAACACCAATATATGCGGCATCATCTAACTTAGTAGCATCTCTACTAATACGAAAATTTTCTGGTGGTATTAATTCAAGCTTAACTCGTGAGTTATCTATTTTTTTACGTACCCTTACATTAGTATATACTAAATCTACTTCTGGTCCTAAACCATCTGCCTCACCAATAACTTTATTTTCGTATTCAAGTTTGCCAACAATTTCCATTGAATCGTCTGATAGTATTTCATCAAGCTTAGCCTGACTAATTTCTTCAAACTCTTCAAATATGTATTCATAATCTTCAACATAGTCCCATCTTAATATAGCGTTTTTCCATAACAATGCAGATTTCATCCATTGCTGCATAATTTCCCAGCCGTTATTCTTTTTAAACAAACAATAATTG